ATTGGAGCAAGAACTGCAGGTAATTGCGATGGGTTGCAGATCAGTGGCTTCTCGTAATCTTACCACATGCTCTTTGATGATTTCGAACTTGCTTTTTTCAATGTTCAACAAAAATTCTTCAATCTGCATGGAATCAGTGACCATGGCATCGTCGCTTTTGATAGCATTGATAGATGCGGCTATGCTACGCACAGTCAATTGAGTGATACGACGAAATGCCTCGCCTAGTCGACTCATTTTTTCTTCTTCAGTGAGCTCAGAATCGTTGACCATTTGCATGATTTTTTGATCTTCAAACTGCACACGTCCAACATCGTTGATTTGTCGATAGGTCATGGGCACAAAGTACACAGTGAGATCACCCAAGGTCAAGGGCTGATCATAATCAGGCATTTTGATACTGTCCAGCACCACACGTAGATCCACGGCCAGTTCTTCGGACTCACTGCATTTTGGGCACTTGCTGGCAATGTCCATGCTATGACCGTAACTGGCCAAGCGCACAGCAGCCAACAAGGCATTGAGATCCACAGCAGGAATACTCCAAGGGTCGCGTATGTTGGGCACACAACTGGAAATTATCTCAGTTATGGTTGACCCGTTGAACAAGGCATCTGGAGTGCGAGTGATGATCTCGTCCACAGCAGTCATGGGATAAATCGGCAATTCGCCATTGGGCGGCATGCTGATAGCCTCGGGCGGATAGAATTTTCCGTTGCTGGGCAGTCGCAAATGAATAGCCGGCTGTCTAAAGTATTTGCGTAAAGGGTTGTCTGTTTGTGTCATTTTTCGCCACCATAAATATATCTATATTTATTGGATGAAAAAGCATGGCTGATGAAAACCAAGAACTGCAACAACTAGCGCAAGCAGTACGCAACGCCATGCAGGGCCTTGATGAGGCCACCAAGAAGGCCAGCGTTGGACTAGACGCATTTGGTAAAGAACTCAAAACAGTGCCGGGCCAAGTGGCCCGGGGTCTAGGTAGTTTTGCCAAAACAGTTGGGCAAGGCGACACCAGTTTCAAAGCACTTAATACCGTGGTTGACATGGCTGCCAACGCCATGGCTGGCCTGGCCAAGACCATTCCATTGGCCGGCGAAGGTCTAGCAGCTGGAATCAAGGCCACAGCAGAAGCCAGCAAATTTATGCTGGAACAAATGGATCAGACCACCAAGGCCTTCAATGATCTCAGCAAGGTGGGAGCACTGACAGCCACTGGTATGAGTGGTCTGCAAAAGCAGTTTATCGCATCTGGACTACAGTTAAACACCTTTGTCAAACAGATTTCTGAAAATTCTGTGGCCCTGGCACGATTCCGCGGACTCACCGGCCAAGGCGCCGAAGACTTTGCTAAGATAACCGGAGATCTTACTCGGGGAACCGATGACAGTCTGCGCCAGCTGGGATTCAGTGCAGAAGAAATTGGTACCTCGGTGGGAGCATTTGTAACACAGCAAACAAGGCTGGGTCGTTCGCAGGCCATGTCCAACGCTGAACTAGCTGATGGTGCCAAAAAATATGCCTACGAACTAGACAGCTTATCCAAGGTGACTGGTCTAAGTCGTGACGCTATACAAAAACAACAAGATGCAGCACTTAGTGAAAGTAGATTCCGCGCCAGTATCAACAGCCTGAACAAAGATCAACAAGACGGTTTGATTCGATTGCAAACAGTGATGACTGGATTTGGGCAAGAACTTGGCCAAGGCACTAGAGATTTAGTTTCGGGTGCCGCCAACACCGACGCGGCCAGAAAGCTCATGGCCGACACCGGCGGAGCTGCTGCTGACATCATTGCTCGACTCAAGGAAGGAAACATTACTGCTCAGCAGGCTCAGGTAGAAATGCAAAAAGCTGTGCAGAATAATCTAAAGGCCGCAGAAGGATACAGTCAGTATGTGGACGGATCTGCCGGAGCCTTTGGTAACTTTGCCAACAAGGCCGATTTTGCAGGCGCCAAGATGGACGAGTCAGGTAATCTGGCCAAAAAAACACAGAAAGAACAGACCAGCGGCGCCGACGACCTGACCAACTCCACGGTCAAAGCACAGAAGAGCATGGAAGGTCTCAACATTGAAATACAGAAGTTAGGATTTACATTCTTGCCCATGGCCTCTGATGCTGTGGCAAGCATGACCACGGCCATGCATAAATTTGTAGCTTACGTAAACAAGACCATTGGCGGTGGTGCCACTGCGCCTACAGGGGGCGGCGGACAAGAAGGAATAAGTGGGGAATTTGGCGGCGGCGACACCGGTGCCGGTGCTGGACCTGCCACGCTGACACCCAAAGAAGCAGGAGTAGCCGGACTCAGAGTCAAAAGCCCCGAAGCATATTCAGGTGGGGGAACCAGTGCCCAGTTGGCCGGCGTGGCACGAATCATACAAGACAAGTTGGGTGGCGATTTAAAATATTTCAGTGCGTTCAATGACAGTTATGAACGTGGGCCAAACAGCCTGCATGGCCAAGGTCGTGCCTTGGACTTTACGCTAAACGATCCTTCAAAAGCGGCCTCTATAGCCAGCACGATCAGCGGAATCCCCGGGATATCCAGAGTAATAGACGAATATGCAAATCCCAGTAAAAGTGCCACCGGCGGACACATACATGCTGAAATCAAAGCAGCCAGAGGAGCTATACTCAGCGGACCTACCAGTGGATACAAGCCCAATTTGACCATGCACGGCACTGAAGCTATTGTGCCCTTGAACAATTTAAATGGTGCCGCAAGTATTCCCGGCATGGGTGGAATGGACCCTGGACTGATGATGGCACAGTTGGACAAAATGGACGAAATGGTGTCGGTGCTCAAGAGTCAGCTGGGTGTAAGCGAAAAATTATTAAAGTATCAAAGCTAAAGCACGGTAAATATACTACTAATTAAAGGATTTATGCAATGGCTATAGACAGCGGCCGCAACGGACGCAATGGTGGATGGCGCAAATATTTCAAGATTGCTGACGTCGGCGGTCAGCTGAGCCCCATTTCGGGACAGAATCAATTTGGCCTTCCGGGCTATCCAAGACAGCAAGGCATGGGCTCTGATGCCTATGCCACTGGCAACGACTTTGCCTTCCGCAACTATGCCAGCCGACTCCCAGAAGTGTATTCGGGTCATCCCAACCGTGTGGAACGCTACAACCAGTACGAAAACATGGACATGGATTCCGAGATCAATGCTTGCTTGGATATCATTGCTGAGTTTTCAACTCAAATGAACGAAGACAACGAAACTCCGTTTGATATCCATTTTACCGACAAGCCCACAGATCACGAAGTAGAAATCATCAAGAAGCAGTTGCAACAGTGGACTAAGTTGAATCAGTTGGATCAGCGCATGTTCAAACTGTTCCGCAACACCATCAAGTATGGCGACCAGGTGTTTGTGCGTGATCCAGAAACTTTTGAACTGTACTGGGTAGACATGACCAAGGTCAGCCGTGTGATCGTCAACGAAAGCGAAGGCAAGCGGCCCGAGCAGTATGTGATCCGCGACATCAATCCTAATTTCCAAAACATGAGCATGGCCCCCAAGACCACACAGGACTACTATGTGAGTCGACCAACTGGTAGCGTAGGGCAAGGCAATGCTGGCACAGGAGCTGGCGGTGCTGGCGGATATGCAGCTGGTGCAGGAGGCACCGGCAACAGCAGATTCACACAGGCCATGAACGAATCGTGCCTGGATGCCAAACACATCATACATCTCAGTCTCAACGAAGGCCTGGACTTTTTCTGGCCATTTGGACAGAGTATACTTGAAAACATATTCAAAGTTTACAAACAAAAAGAACTGCTGGAAGATGCTGTGTTGATCTATCGAGTGCAACGTGCTCCAGAACGCAGAGTGTTCAAGATTGACGTGGGCAACATGCCCAGCCACATGGCCATGCAGTTTGTAGAGCGTGTGAAAAACGAAATGCATCAGCGCAGGATACCCACAGTAACAGGTGGTGGCAACAACATGATGGATGCCAGCTACAACCCGCTCAGCATCAACGAAGACTTTTTCTTTCCATTCAACGGTGAAAGCGGCCGCGGAAGCAGTGTAGAACCCTTGCCCGGCGGTGCTAATCTGGGCGAAATTGACGATTTAAAATATTTCAACAACAAGATGGCCCGTGGTCTGCGTGTGCCCTCCAGCTATTTGCCCACCGGTCCTGACGATTCAGATCGTGCCATGAACGACGGACGTGTGGGCACCGCACTGATCCAAGAATACAGATTCAATCAGTATTGCATGCGCCTGCAACGCTTGGTCATGCAGAAATTGGATGATGAATTCAAAATGTTCCTGCGCTGGAGAGGTTTCAACATCGACGCAGGCTTGTTCAGCATTGGCCTGACTGCACCACAAAACTTTGCCAGCTATCGCCAAAGCGAGCTGGACACCAGCAGAATTGGCAGTTTCATGCAGTTGGAACAGTTGCCTTATTTGAGCAAACGTTTTATGATGCAACGCTTCCTGGGCCTGACCGAGGAAGAAATTGTGGAAAACGAACAAATGTGGCGCGAAGAACGCGATCAACCAGATCTGGAAACCACACAAGGCCAGGATCTGCGAAGCATTGGTGTGACCCCAGCTGGTTTAGAAAGCGACATAGCCATGGGACAAGAATTGACACAGGCCGAGCCTGGGCCAGAAGGCCTAGCACCGGGTCCTGCACAGCCAGGCCAGCCCACAGCCGGCGGAGCCAATGCTCCTTCCGGAGCTCCTCCAATACCCACAATCTAATAAATACAACATGGTCCTCAACGAAATATATCAACGCAGTCCTGAAGCCTATCAGGATTTAAGTCAAGACAACAGTCAACCGCAGTTGCACAACCTGCGCAAAACTCGCTTAACTCTGCGCCAGATCAACAAACTGCGTCAGATGAACGATGTGCGTAGCTACGAATACAAAGAAAAACTCAAATTGGTACGTCAACAGTATGCACCACCGCCTGCTCCCTTAGCATAGTTTTTGTGACCATTTCTGGTCAGTTTTCCACCTTAAAAGTACCGTTATTAAGTGAAATATGTAAATATATTCACGAGCCATAACCTTAAGGAGAAAACATGACATCGAAATTTGAACAGTTGATCGAATATGTGATCAACGATGAAGAAGCCAAAGCCAAAGAGCTTTTCCACGACATCGTGGTAGAAAAAAGCCGTGAGATCTATGAAAATCTCATGGACGAAGAGAAGGAAGAAGAGTTAGACGAAGCCGAGTCCACCGACAAGGAAGACGAAAAAGCTGAAAAAGCCGGCGAAAAAGTCACCAAGGACATCGAGTACGACGACAAAAAAGATCGTAAAGAGCGCATGGACGAGGAAGAAGACGAAGAAATGGACGAGTCCATGATGGGCGGTGATGCTGCCGATGACTTGATCGACGACGTTGAAGCTGAAGAACAAGGCATGGAAATGTCCGAAGAAGAAGGCGAAGAGTTTGGCGCTGAAGAAGGCGGCGAAGATTTAGAAGATCGCGTAGTTGACTTAGAAGACAAACTTGATGAACTCATGGCCGAATTTGAGTCACTCATGGGTGGCGACGAAATGGGTGGCGACGAAGAGATGGACGTTGAACTTGACTCCGAAGAAGGCGGCGACGCTTTGTCTATGGACGACACAGAAGAGTTCAAATCTGAGCCAATGCCCATGGAAGAGGCTGTGAATTTACAAGCCGCTCCTAAACCAGTTACATCAGAAGAAGGCGGTATCAACACCAAGAGTGTCAATGCCAACAACAGTGGTGCTGCCGGTGCAGCTGCTCACCCAGTCAAAATGACCGGTGATACAGCACAAGGCCGTCCTGCTCCTGGTACCAAAGAATTGATTGGTAAGGTACAAAATTCAGTTGGTGGTAAAAAAACGCTGTCTCCGGCTCCCAAGCCTGTAACGGCACAAGCCAGTGGTGTCAACACAAAGACACCGTTTCCTAAGGCTTAATCCAAGATATGGCTCGATATCTAAGAGAACATCTAAGCTTCACTCAGGCAAGAGCAGAAATCTTGTCTGAGGAAGCCGCGGATGGCTCTGGCAAGAACCTGTACCTCAGAGGCATCTGCATTGAGGGCGGTGTTCGCAATGCCAACGAACGAGTATATCCTGTGGACGAAATAGCCAAGGCAGTGGGCACCATCAACGAACAGATCAAGACCGGTCATTCAGTACTGGGCGAAGTAGATCACCCAGAAGACTTGAAGATCAACTTAGATCGTGTGAGCCACATGATTGAAAACATGTGGATGGATGGCCCTGCAGGTTATGGAAAATTAAAGATACTACCCACACCCATGGGCGAGTTGGTAAAAACCATGCTCACCAATGGGGTGAAACTAGGTGTTAGCAGTCGTGGATCAGGTAATGTCGACGACCGCAACGGACATGTCAGTGACTTTGAAATTGTCACTGTAGATGTAGTTGCTCAGCCCAGTGCTCCCAACGCATATCCGCAAGCTATCTACGAAGGCCTGTTAAATCATGCCGGCGGAGCTAGACTGTTGGAGATGTTCAAGGACCCGGCCAACAGCAACAAAGCACAGAGATACGTCAAAGGCGAAGTAATGCGCCTGATACGTGGTCTCAAGATACAGGAGAAATAAGCATGTTAGATGCTATTAAACCGTTACTAGATAGCGAACTGTTAAGCGAAGAAGCTCAGCAAGAAATTTCTGAGGCTTGGGAATCCAAGTTAAATGAAGCCCGCGAAGTGGTGCGTGCAGAACTCCGCGAAGAGTTTGCACAACGCTATGAGCATGACAAACAAGTGATGGTAGAAGCCCTGGATCGTATGGTAACAGATGGTTTGGCAGTAGAACTACAGCAAGTACAAGCTGAAAAGCAAGCACTGGCTGAAGATCGTGTCAAGTTTCAAGCCAAGATCAAAGAAGATGCAACCAAGTTCAACAACTTCATGATCACCAAATTGGCCGAAGAACTGGGCGAACTGCGCCGTGACCGCAAGACACACACCGAAGGCATGGAGAAGTTAGAAAGCTTCGTTGTGCATGCTCTTGCACGTGAGATTCAAGAATTTGCAGAAGACAAACAAGATGTGGTCAACACAAAAGTTCGTCTTGTGCGTGAAGCTCGCGCCAAGTTGGAACAACTCAAAGGTCGATTTGTTGCAGAATCTGCCCGCAAGATGTCCAACGCTGTTAGCACACACCTCAAGGCTGAACTCAACCAACTCAAAGAAGACATCCAGGTTGCTCGCGAGAACAATTTTGGTCGTAGAATCTTTGAAGCATACGCCGCAGAATTTGGCGCAACTCATCTCAATGAGAAGCAAGAAGTTCGCAAGTTGCATGATATGATTGCAAACAAGGATGCCAAGTTGGCTGAAGCCATCAAGTTCACTCAGAAAGCAAAAGTTCTGGTTGAATCAAAAGAACGCGAAATACGAATGATCAAAGAGTCCAATGAACGCGAAAGCACCATGGACGAATTGCTCCGCCCTCTCAATGAGGAAAAGCAAGAGATCATGCGTAATTTGCTCGAAAGCGTACAGACAAGTCGTCTGAGCAATGCTTTTGAAAAGTATCTACCAGCGGTGTTAGAAGATCGTTCCGTGAAAGCTCGTAAGGTAATCACAGAATCAGTTTCTATTGCTACTGGCGATAAATCTGCCCGCAGTCCAGATGCAGATCAAGATGTTGACACTGTCAGCAACGTGATCGATCTAAAGCGTTTGGCAGGGCTGTAACCCAAGACATAATATAAGGAGACTTAAATGTCACAAGAATTATTAGAAGGCCGTTGGGACGAAACCAAAGACGCACTCTTGGAAGGTTTATCCGGTACCAAGCGTAACTCAATGAGTGTAATCCTGGAAAACACCAAGAAGTACTTGCGTGAAAATGCAAGCTCTGGTTCTACAGTATCTGGTAACATCGCTACATTAAACCGTGTGATTCTGCCAGTGATCCGTCGTGTAATGCCAACAGTTATCGCTAACGAGTTGGTAGGTGTACAACCAATGACAGGTCCAGTAGGCCAAATCCACACATTACGTGTTCGCTATGCCCAGTCCTTGACAGACAACAGCAT